TATAAACTTGGAACACGTAGCCTACAGAGCCTGTCAGGTGTACACCCCGATATGGTAGCTGTGGTTAAGAGAGCTATTGAGATCACTGAGGTTGACTTCACAGTCATCGAAGGTATCCGTAGCATCAGTCGTCAGCGTGAATTGCTTAAGGCTGGTAAATCTACTACCTTAAACTCACGACACATCACTGGACATGCTGTTGATATGGTCCCTTGGCCTGTAGACTGGGAAGACCTTAAACGCTTTGAGCAAATGGCTGAAGCTATGAAGACAGCAGCAGATGAGCTTGACATTTCCATCGTATGGGGTGGTGACTGGAAGAGTTTTTATGATGCTCCCCACTTCGAATTAAACCGTAAAGAGTACCCATGAGATGGCTGATGAAAAGGCTTTGGGGCCTGTAAATAACAACAACTTATCTATAGGTCTTATATTCGGACTTGTAACTCAGGGTGCAGCTATAGTCTGGACTGTATCTATGATGATGTCGGATATTGAAGATAACCGTGAAGACATCGTAAAGACCCAACTTAACATACAGAGACTAAATTTAGCCGTACAAACTCAAGCTATAAGCAATGCTAGAATAGACGAAAACATCAAAGCAATCAGAGATATTATGGAGCGTAGTCCTTGAGATTAATACCCGTACTAATTCTACTCGCTGGATGTTCTACTACGACGATAAGTTACCCGTCCGTTTGTACTAACAATGAACCTAAATGTCAGAGAAACTTAGATGCACAAACCCTTGCTATCCTCGGAGAAAAAGAAGCTGCTGTCCAACTTATGTGTATGGACAGTGGCCTTGCAGATGTCATTGGTGAGCAGTGCGTTAGCCAATGACATAGTAGGTGATCTAAACACGAACATAGATGACTCTACTGTAGACAGTAATAACGCCAGTACAACAAACAACTACAACGCTACGGGTGCGGGTTCTGCTGCACCTGTCATGTCTAGTGTTGCTCCTACTATGATGGGTGGAGGTGGAGGTGACTCTTGCCTTATACCAAACACCAAGGGAATACAGCTTAGTATCATAGGCATCTCTAAGGGTGGTATGGAGCAAGACAGTGAGTGCAACAGACGTAAGGACGCAAGGCTTCTAGGCGCTCCCCAGAACTTGGGTGGGTTAGGCTTACAAGTGTCTGCTATCAGCGTCATGTGCTCTAATCCTGTCGTAGCTAAGAGCATGGCCCTGAGTAACACACCATGTCCAATATCGGATGTGGTTACAGGTAAACTACTAATAGGTCGTGAAGCATTTATTAAGATGAGGCAAGACCCTGATATTTACATTGTAGGGTATCTACAGGACAAGAGGTTCTGGGACACCCTTCTTATGATAGGAAAGAAGTTACCAGATGTACCACAAGAAACTAATACCCCTAGCCTTTCTGGTCGGTTCCGCAACAACAGCAACAGCAAACCAGTCGATACAAGACCTTCAATCAGCAGCGGAAGCAATTAGAACTCAAGTAACAACAGCATTGAACCTGTCGTTTAGTAGTTACAAGCGTTCCAACTCAGCCCAAATAGTAGAAGACCAAGCAATTCAACAGGGTGGCCTTACTCAAGAGCAGGTAGACAAGTACAACAATGCCCTGACTGTGGTTAAGACAAGTGTGTACAAGAACGCCTCTGAGGTTCTGTACGACGAACACATCGTTGCTATGGACAACCTGCACACATCTATTGACATGCTAGTAGATGCAGCCTCTGTCCTTAGTGAAGTGGGTGTAGTGGCTAATATGGCTGCTGATGCTACAACGACACCAGAACAAGAGCAACTACAAGAGTACGTTACTATTAACGACATGTCCCTTACAGAAGAAAAGGTTGAGAACTTTAACAACTCACTTGTAGTGGTTGAGACCTACGCACAACAGGCGGGTGCTTTCCTCGCAGGGTCTAGTAGCAGTGAAGTTACTGGTGCTATTGATAACTACGCAGCTAACAGTGGTGTCGCAGTCAGTAGTTACACGGCTGTCAGTTATACTCAATCTATGGACCAATTTATAATTCAGTTTGAAGCTGGTTCCGTGACTATTTCTGGGTACACTGGTTCCAACCTAGTCACAGCAGAAGAACTATACAAAGAAGTATCTGCTTACAACTAAAGGACTAACAATGCAAGACTTAGAGCTAACCACAGGTGGCTACACATTTAAAGCCGCACACTTACTTTTCGCTGCACCTGTAGTGTCTGCCTTAGCTACTGGCATCTACTTTTCGTATGATGTAGTGAACAGGTTCTATGCTGTTGAGGAAGCCTTCTTTGAGGTAACGGACACTAACTCAAGAGTACAGGCACTAGAGCAGACCGTACTAGATAATGATGTGCGAGGCTTAAACAGTAAGTTGACACAATTAAGTACACAGATGACGACGCTGCTAGAAAGACAGCAAACCTTACTAGAGTTACGCAGTAAGGTAGAACGTGCTGAGTTAATCACTGATGGCATAGACGACAAGTTGGAAGCACTACAAGACGATATAAACTCCACTTGGGATGCTATAGACGAACTTGGCAAGCCCCTATAGGAGATATAAATGACAAAGCGGATACCTACCTTATTTGAAGATGTAGATACAGACAACAGTGGTACGATTGATAAGTCTGAGTGGGATGCACTTGAGCTAGAGGATCGTCGCCGCAGACTGGAGGACGAAGATGCACACCGTGACCAAACTCGTAAGATGGCTTGGTTTTCTTTATGGGGTATGTTGCTATATCCTTTCGCAGTTGTACTTACTGGCATTATGGGTCTGGACAGTGCTTCTGCCATTATCGGTAGTATGGCTTCCATTTACTTTGTTAGTGTTGCTGGGGTCGTGTCCGTTTTCATGGGAGTAACTAGTCTAGCTAAGAACGCAGTTAAAAAGAAACCACAGGAGGTTGATAACAGATGATAGGACAATTATTAGGTGCAGTAGGAAATCTTGCCAGCACTTACTTAGAGGGTAAGGTAGCGGTACAGAAGGCTAACGCTGAGATTAAAGTCAAGCAAGCTACAGGTGAGATTGACTGGGACATTGAGGCTATCAAGGCTACACAGAATAGCTGGAAAGATGAGTGGATTACTTTACTTTTCAGCATCCCCCTGATATTAGCCTTCTGTGGTGAATGGGGAAACCAGATAGTACAAGCAGGTTTTACCTCACTGGAGACCATGCCAACTTGGTATCAGTATTCCCTCGGAGGTATTGTAAGTGCCAGCATAGGAATGAGATCAGTATCGAAGTTCTTCGGTAAGTAATACTACAACAAACACAAAGAAGCCGTAGGTATCCACTCAAGGACGCCTACGGCTTTTCTGATTCTAGGTCTTGTCTTCTTCACCCATGACTTGTGCAATGCCTTGGTATAGTATCTCTATGTCTGTCTCTACAGCACCCATCTTATATGCTAGGTACACTGACACCCCTAAGTTTGCTACCAGCAGCCCTTCAAATAAGCTCATTTAACCTCCTCTAACTCAGCTAGTCGGTCAAGATACCAAGTAGCTTTCTTGAGGTCTTCCAGCCCGTTCTTATAACGCCAACGGTGGAGGTACTTAGCTATATTCCCTCGGAGGTATCCTACATACTCCTCATGTGACAGGAAGTCTTCTATATACTCAATACACTCAATCTTACCAGAGCCGTAGTGTGGTGGGTTGTTTACGTTGTCTACCACTTCCTCATACTCATGTTGTTTAGCTGGTCCGTCGATTGTCCACTTAACCATTATAGTTTCTCCTTTACAAATGCCTTGACCCACATAGCTGTGATGTCAGACCTTACAATGTCATCGACAGTGAACTCAATAATGTTCACAGGCAACATATGCTTCTTAGCAATATGAATAACCTTCGTCAACCCATCCTCTTCTTTAAGGTCACTCTGTTGAGCATCCCCGTTCAGTACAATCGTAGTGCCTTCACCCACTCTTGTCAGCAGCATCTTAAGTTCGTGTAGTGTAATGTTCTGCGTTTCATCGACAATGATAAAGGCGTTCTCAAAGCTACGTCCTCGCATCAATGCCATAGGTGCAACTTCGATGTTACCATTCTTAACACCTGTTTCCACTGCACCCTTGCCTAAGTGCTTCTCTAGCACGTCTAGCACTGGCAATGCCCAAGGCATAGTCTTCTCAGCTAAGTCACCCTTGAGGAACCCTAGCTCCCTTCCTACAGCTACGTGAGGACGTGTGATAACGATCTTATCAATATTCTTGGACGTGTATAGATCAGCAGCATATGTCGCTGTTACATACGTCTTACCCGTACCTGCTGGACCTAAGATAAAGACCTGCTGACTTTCCTTTAGGGCTTTGATTAGCTCACCCTGCATGACAGTCTTTGGCACTAGCCCAGAGGTCTTCTTCTTTGCTGCCCCCTTGTATGTAGTCTCACGCTTAGTCTTCTTAGGTGCTTGTTGTACCACTTAGTATTCCCCCTTGTTACCGATAAAGCCCATCAAAGTCTCAAGCTCACGAAAGCCACCTATTATATTACCATCGGTAGCAAAGATTTGAGGTACAGTCTTGATGTTAGCTTCCTTCATAAGAGATAGCACCCACTTGTTTGTAGGGGACTCTATGTTCACGACGACATAGTTGATCTTATCTAGGTCTAGCATAGTCTTAGCTTTGTCACAATACTTACAGTCGTTACGGGTAATGATGGTGTACATGATCTCTCCTTTGATTAAGTGAGCAGTTTAGACACATGCTCAGGTGGTCGGGTTACACTAGGTCTACGATCTCACAACTATCACCAGAGCAAGCCATTGTCTGACTACCTGATGTGTTGTCCTCTTGCTCATAGTCTGCAAGCTCAGACCAGTCAATG